TTGACGATGTGTCACTAGTTAATGCAGTAAATGAAGCGTTAAAGAAAATAAAAAATAGAAATTGAAAGAGAAAATCAAGGAGAGAAAGTAGATGAATAGTATTTTAAGAAAATTGAAATCAGTTTTAGAAGGTTTATCTGATGAAGAATTAGATAATTTTGGATTATGGATAGATAATGAAGATGAAATACAAATGATAGCAATAGATGAAAATGCAATTTCATTAATAACTAATGCTAAGAATTTAAAAATAGATGGAAAGGATTGGTAAAAGAAAAAATGGATTTGTCAGAAGAGGAAAAGAAAGCCATTGAATATTTAAAATATATGGGAAAGAATATTAATTTTAATAAAATAGGATATATATATGGAAATGAAACAATAGAACAAATTTTAAATTTAATAGAAAGAATAAAAAAGAAAATAGACAATTGAAAAGATTAATGGCACATAAAAATGGATATACAGAGGCACTAGAAAAAGATCTATTTGAAAATTGTAGTAATTATGTTGTGCCAAAATCAAAAATTAAAGAAAAAATAGAAAAATTAAATAGACAAGATAAGGAGTGGACAGAAGAATTATCAGAGCCAAACTGTGATTTTAAAAATATAGACAGAAATCTGAAAAGAATTAAGAACCAAGTAGATATACTACAGAAATTAGAAAGTGAGTAATAATATGGCAAAAAGTATAGAAGAAAATATAGCAATAATAACAAAATTAATAACAACAAAATTCAATAATGATTATTCGATAGATAATAAAGACAAGGAAGCAATAGAACAAATTTTATTGGAATATAGAAATATGATGGAAGAGAATAAAACTCTTAAAAATTTACATATGAGAGATGCTGAACACTTAGAAAATTTAAGCAAAATTTGCATATTGAAATCAACAATAAAAGAAGAATTAAATCAATATGAGAATATATTGAAAAGATTATATGAAAGACAAGAGTATAGAAAAATAAAATTGATAAATGAAAGAATTTTTGCATTAAAAAAAATAATAGATGAAAATGAAAATATATTACTTTAATGGAGGTATTTAAAATGGAAAATGAAAAATTTATAAATAAATGTAAGGAAATAGTGGAAAGTTATGCAAAGGAACATTTAGATAAAAGCGAAGAAATTCCAAATTTTGATGTATATGTTGTGTGGGGAGTTAAGGCATTACAAAATCACAAAGCATTATTAAGTACATCGTTAAAAGATGGAATGTATTATGAATTAACATATAATGGAGATAAAAAAGAGTTATATTTTGATGCATATAAGAAATTTGAAAATAGATGTATAAAAATGAAGGAGGAAGAATAAATTGGAATTTAAAAAAGCTTATGAAGCGTTAAAGCAAGGACATAAAATAAAAAGAGAACATTGGAGAGGTTATTGGATAAAGGAAAATGAAACGATAATGATGCATTGCAAAGATGGTAGCGTAATATCTTTTTTAGAAACAGAAGATATATTTGTGGATTTAGATAATATAGTAGCTGATAATTGGGTTATTTGTGACGATATAGATGAATCAAAGTTAAATATTCAAACTTTTACATTTGGTGAAGCAATATCAAATTTAAAAAGAGGAAAAAAGGTTCAAAGGCAAGGTTGGAATGGTAAAAATCAATATATAGAACTAGCAACTAACATTAGTTATAAAAATACTGATGAAGAAATAATAAATGCTGAACATGATTCAATAGGAAACAAAGCAATAGCATTTGTAGGAACATCTGGAGTACAAATTGGTTGGCTTGCAAGTCAAGCAGATATGCTTGCAGAAGATTGGAAGATAGTTGAGGAGGAAAAATAATGAAGAAAATATTAATAAGTTTAGCTATTTTTATAGGAATAATTTTGATGATTGCTGGAACATTTGTAGGTGTAAATAATACAACTATAAATTTAGAAGAACAAATAAAAGAAAGTAAATCAAGTATAAATATTCAAGAAAAAAGAAGAGAGGATTTAATAATAAATTTAGTAGATACAGTCAAAGATTTTAATAAATATGAGCAAGAGACAATGTCAAAAATTGTAGAAGCTAGGGCAAAAGCAAGCAATGGTCAAGTTGAAGAAGCACAAACACTAATTTCAGCAGTAGCTGAACAGTATCCAGAGTTAAAAAGTAATGAAAACTATAAAACATTAATGACAGAATTATCAGTTACTGAAAATATGATAGCTGAACATAGAAATAATTATAATATACAGGTAAAACAATACAATAAACATGTGAAAAAATTCCCTAATAATATAATTTTAAATATTATGGGATATGATAAATTAGAAAATACATATTTACAATATGAAGTTTTAGAGGATTCTCCTAAAAACTTATTTGAAGAATAGAGGTATGATATGGAGTTTTCAAATTTTACTATAACTAAAAGGGAAATATTGGTTAGTATAGCTATAACACTAATTTTAGTAGGTTTAGGATTTTGCTTTTCAAGTGTTATTGAAAATAAAACTAATGAAAGTAATGAAAAATATTTTAAATCATTAAAGATTAATAATGATGAGGAAATGTTTAAATATGCAATAAAAACAAATATTGGATATGTTTTAGCACATGGAAAAGTACAAGCAGTAGAAGGAGTTTCAATTGAAGACATTGAAGGAAAATATTTTAAAATAAAAAAGGTAAAAGAAAAATATACTAAACATACAAGACAAGTTGCACATACTAGAATAAAATCAGATGGTACAACAGAAACATATTATACAACAGAGGAATATTGGACATGGGACTATGCAGGACAAGAAGAATTTCATACCAAAAAATTTAAGTTCTTAGATGTAGAGTTTGATTTTGAAATAATAAATTTTAATAATGAAAGATACAATGAAACTAAAAAAGATGGTTATTACATAAGATATCAATATTATACTATACCGATGGAGTTTGAAGGAACATTATTTTCATACATAAATAATAATACAATAAATCAAAATATATTTTCTACAAATTATACAATAGAAGATATAATAAAGCAAAAAGAAAATGATGTTAATAATAGCAATATAATGTTTTGGAGTATATGGATCATATTAATAGTAATTATAGATTTTGGATACGTTTATTTAGAAAATAATTATTTGGAAGATTAGAAAACAAGACTATTTAAGTATACAGAAGAAGCTGATAGTGGTTTATTATAGTTATAAAATAATAAAATTATAGAAGAGGAGAATAAATAGAAAATGAGTAATCAAAAAGTAGAAGGAATAAGAAAAGTATATAATAGAAAAATATTAAGAAATAAACTAAAATTCATATATAAAACAAACAAGATTAGAAGAATATGGAAATTAGAAAATACAGTAAAAAGTCAAAATAATAAGTAAAGGAGCATATATCAGTATGAATATACAAAAAGAATTATTGAAATTAGAGGAAGATTTTAATATTGAAAAAACTAAATTTGATTTAAGAAGCAAAAGAGTTCTAGATAAGCTACAAGCAACAGAAGAAAAAGAAATTAAGAACAATTTAGAAGAGGCTATAAAATTATACAAAAATTTTAATGATGAAGCAGAAAAGTTTTTAGAATAAATAACTGGAGGGTACTAATGAATAAAACATATCTTTCTGAATTTGAACAAAAAATGTTAAATTATGATTATGAGATTGTAAAATTAAAGAAAAGTATGGAAAAAATGAGAAAATTGGCAACATCTGATTCAGTACAAGGAAGTTCAAAATCTTTTCCATTTACAAAGAGAAATTTTGGAATTTCTGGAATAAATAGAAAACAAATGAAACAATTAGAAAAAAGATTAAAATTTTATCAAAATAAAAAAGAAAAATTAATTAAAGAATTGCAGTATAAAGTAAATAATATAGAAAACAGACAGGTTGCAGATATAATAGAAAGAAAATACATATTAAAACAAACCTGGAGTACAATTTCAAGAGAGTTAAATTATGCTGGAGAAGAGGGTGCGAGAAATTATTTTAACAGAAATATAAAATAAAAATAAAAGACTATGATAATTTGATTTAAAAAACAAATTATATAGTCTTTTTATAATATACATGAATTAGTCAATAACATTGAAGCTCTAAGGTTTACAAGAAAATAAATATATGATATAATATAACTATGTTGACAAAAAGTCAATTAAAGGTTTATGGATAAATCCTTATTTAAAAATCCAAATAAAAAATATAAGAGAGGTAAATATGAAAAAGAAAATAGAAAAAATAAAAGAATTGGAACATAAGAAATTTACTTCCAAAGAAATTTTAATTGAAGAAATTAAAAAAATTATTGAAAAAGATTATACAATTGAAGAATTAGATTGTTTAATCATTTTAAAAAAAGATAAAGAATCAATAGGTATATATTATAAGGATTTTGATTTACCATTAGAAGTAACAGAAGTTTCAATCATTGGATCAACTATGCCTTTAGAATTAATTTAACAAAATAAAAATGTACGATTGTGTACGATTTTAAAGTGTTATAATTGTATTAGGTAAAGTAAGTAGTTACTCAATAAGTTGGGTAAGCCCAAAACTACTGAAGTAGAAATACCTTCAATCTTTTAGTTAAAGACCTTTCTAAAATAATCAGAGATTTAGGATAACTAAGTTTCTGATTATTTTCATTTTATAAAGAATAATAAAAATAAAGCACCAGCAATGGTGCTTTTTATATGGAGGAAAAATGGAAAAAGTAAATGAAATTAGTAAACAAGATGCAGCTTTTATAGACAATCGAACGATTAATTTTGTTAGATATATGTGTAAAAAATGCAAATTCTATGACAATGGATGTACAAAAGGTAGATTAGTAGAAAAATGTGCATTAAATAATTTGAAAAATAAAGAATAGCATAAAAAAAGTAGGTGAGCGAGGTGGCTAAATATGATTGGGAGCAGTTAGAACGAGAATTCATAGTAAGTGAGTTTAAATCAGTAAGTAAATTTCTTAGAGAAAAGGGTATAACTCAAAATGGGAATACCAAAAAATATACTAAAGGTTGGAAAGATAAAAAAGGACAAAAAGAGTACCAAAAGAGTACCAAAATAATAGAAAAAATTACTGAAAAACAGATTGATAAAGAAGTAGAAAAAGCTCTAAAAACAAAAGATTTGGCAAATGAACTAATGTATAAAATACAAGAATCTATGTTAGAGCTAAATAAGTATATTGTAAAAAGTACTCACAAAAAAAGGACTATTACTTATGATAAAGATGTAAAAAAGCCAAAAGAAGAAAATATAGAAGAAAATGAATCTATTTCGGAAATTATAAGTATTATAGATAGAAAAGGCTTAAAAGAATTGACTTCTGCTCTAAAAGATTTAAATGAAATTTTGAATAAGCAGAATAATAATAATTCTTCAGAAAAATCACTTGCTGATATTATTCAAGAAGCTTACAAAAATAAAGAAAAATGATTGAAAATTTGTAAAAGGATTTAAGATGTTAGAAAGTAGAGCAATTTTATATTATAAAGATAGGCCAGTAGAATTTACAAAAGACATTATAAAAGCAGAACCGGATACGATTCAAGCAGAAATAATGAATAGTGTTGCTAAAAATCCTAGAACAAGCACGAGGTCTGGCCATGGAATTGGAAAGTCAGCTCTACAAAGTTGGCTAATTTTATGGTTTATGTGTACAAGACCTTTTCCAAAAATACCTTGCACTGCTCCAACCAAGCATCAATTGTATGACATTTTATGGGCAGAGGTAGCCAAATGGATAAGTCCAGAGAGAAATAATTTAAGAAGCGAATTAGAATGGACCCAGGAAAAATTATATATGAAAAAATATCCAGAAAATTGGTTTGCAGTTCCAAGAACAGCAACTCAACCAGATGCATTACAAGGATTTCATGCAGATCATATTTTATATATCATAGATGAGGCTTCAGGCGTTAAAGATTCTACGTTTGAGCCTGTTTTAGGTTCATTAACAACAAGCGATGCAAAATTAATTATGTGTGGGAATCCAACAAAACTAAGTGGTTTCTTTTATGATAGTCATAATAAAAATCGAGAATCTTATAATTGTTTTAAGGCTTCTGGAGAAGATTCTAAAAGAGTAGATAAAGAGTTTATAAACAATATAATTAAAATGTATGGCAGAGATAGTGATGTTTTTAGAGTTCGTGTTGCAGGTGAATTCCCAAAAGCCTTAGCGGATAGCTTTATAAGACTAGAATGGATTGAAAACAGTAGTGTCAAAGGAAAAATAGATTATTTTCCAAAATTAAGAATTGATATAGGTGTTGATGTTGCTAGATACGGTGATGATTCGAGCATTATAAATACAACTTATGATAAAAAAGTACAAGCTGATATAAAAAAATTAAAACATAATGACATAATGCAAACTACCGGAGAAATAGTGCGAATTGTTGAAAAATTAAGATTAAAATATATTGGTTTGCCGATTCACATTAAAATTGACTGTGACGGACTTGGTGTTGGAGTTTATGATAGGTTGAAAGAAATAAAAACTGAAAAAGGTTGGAATACAATTAAGTTGTACGAGTGCCATTTTGGTGGTAAAGGTGGAAAAAACAGTAAAAAGGATCCTGTTGAATATTCTAATTCTACTGGTCTAATGTGGGGAATGATAAGAGAAAAATTATTAAACAAAGAATTAACATTAATGTATGACGATACACAAATTGCACAATTATCGAATCGAAGATATAAGGTTAATTCTAAAGGTGAGATTGAATTAGAAAAGAAAGAAGATATGAAAAGTAGAGGGCTAACTTCTCCAGATATTGGAGATGCGTTAGCTCTTTCTTTATGGGAACCGAAAGCAACTATGCAATTTGGCACCATAAAAACTGTATAAAACTGTAAAAGGAGTAAAAGTGTAATGATACAATGGAATGAAAAAACATTAGAAAATGAAGAGAGTGTGGCTTTGATTTTAGCTTTGGCAAATAATGAGTGGGAAGCAAGAAAAAAGTTATATGAACGAATCGTTAGAAAATTAAATGATGGTGATTTAGTAGAATTTAGTGATGAACGATTAAAAGTGCCATTAGAATATTACATAAATTCTATGGTGACTGGATATTTTGCAGGTAAAGCACCAGTTTATGATGTTGAAAGAAAAGTTGATGATAATAAGTTAACAATTTTTGAAAAGATATTCAAAAAAATATCTAAAAAAGAAAAAGATACAAATTATTATGAAGAATTGAAAGAAATAATAAATATCATCAGTAAATATAATAATGATTCAACAGAATTTTTTGATTTAGCATTTGACTATTTTGGATTAAGAGGTTGTTATGAAATTATTTATGAGAATAATGCAAATGAAATTGTATATAGTAAGCAAAGTTCTTTAAATACCATTGGTATATTTGATTATTCTACGCCAGTTAAACAAATAGGACAGTTACGAAGCTGGAGTGAGAAAGATGACAATAATTCTGATATAACAATAGTTGAACTTACTACAGTAAACGGTAAAAAGTTTTACACACCAACGCCAGAAGATGTAAAAAAATTACGAGAATTACAGGACAGACGAGAAAATGGAAAATGGGATATGTTACCTTGTATTGCAATAGAAAACGAATTAAATTTAAGTTGTTTTGAATTAGTTGTTTCTTTAATAAATGCTTACGAGAGAGTGATTCAAAATAGTCGAAATACATTTAAATATAATGATGAGGCAAAATTAAAAGTAGTAGGCTATGAGCCAGAACATGACTTATTAAGAACAAAACAGGAAAATGGTTTACCAGTTTACGATAAAGACGGAAATACAATATTAGAAGAAAATCCAGCAAGAAAACTTGAAGATGAAACTTTGTTAAAGATGAAAGTTTTTTACACACCATCAAAAGAAGGAGATATAAGTTGGATAGAAAAGCAAGTACAAGATACAGCACTTCAAAATCATAAGAAAACTTTAATTGATTTAATTGCAATGATAACAGGAGTTCCAAATATAACAGATTTAGGATTTACAACTGCAGATAATGCGAGTGCTTTAGATAGAAAATTCTTTGCACTAGAACAAATGATAACCGATGCAGACAAACATTTCAAAGAAGGAATTTTAAGAAGATGGCAGACAATTTTAAGTAGATTAAATAAGAAAATGAAGAAAGATTATGATTTTAGAAATATAAAAGTAGACCTAATTAGAAATTTACCTACAGATAAAGATACAGAAACTACTAGAGCTTTGAAGTTAAGAGGTTTAATAAGTGATGAAAGTGTAATATCAATGTTGCCAGATAATTTTGATGCTACTTCTGAAATTACAAAAATGAAAAAGCAAAATGAAGATAATATTGAAGCAAATTTAAAAGCTATTACTAAAACTAGTAAAAATACAGATAATGAAAGATTTAGTATAGAAGAAAAATCAAATTCAAATAAAAAAGAAGAAGAAAAAGAAACAAAAACAGATAAAAATGAGAAAAAATTAAAATCATAAAATATTAAAGCACTAGAAATAGTGCTTTTTATGTTGGAGAAAATATGGAAGAATATTGGAATTATCATAATTTGAAGATGATAGAATTAAAAAGAATTTATAATAGAATAAATCAACAACTTCAAAAAGATTTACAATATATATTTGATAGTTTTTATAATGTAAAGCTTTCAAAAGTACATAGTGAAATAAATAATTTAGCATATGAAAGTTTATTTAATTTTGCTGATTTTGAAACCAAAAAGAGATTACAGGCAGAAATAGATGAAATGAATGAAAATGTTTTATTAAATGGCTATATAGGAATATGGGCTAAAAATATCTACAAAAAAAGCAAAGTGAAGAATTGTGAGATATTAGAATTTTTAATATATAGTGCTTATATTAAGGAACAAAATAAACTGGAAAAATATGAAAAAGAAATAATGTACGATGATGCAAATTATTATTATAAATTAGGACAAAAAGAAGTAGATGAAAAGAAAGATGTTTTATCTTTAAGTGAAAGTATATTTTTATTATTGATGTCTGAACCAATATATAATGGATTAACAAGAGAACAATATGTTGATACTACAATAAAATATAATGCACAGCAAATATATAGACAAGCAATTATCAATATTCAACAACAAAAAGAGCTAAAAATTGATTCTGATGAATTCAAAAATGATATTATTAAACAAAATAATCAAAAGTTATGTATTAATTCAGAAAAAATATCTGGAGCAACAGATATTCAAATGATAGGATTAGATAATTTAGCAAAAGTTGAAGGAATAAGAAAAGTTGCAACAGATAATTCAATGGTGGAGTTTATTTCTGATATGTGTGACAATGTTACAGATATGTGTAAAAATATGAATGGAAAGAGGTTTTTCATTAATAAAGAGAATGTATTTGATAGATATTGGGGAGAAACACAAAAAGATTTAAAACTTGTTAGAGTTCGTGTAAAAGGATTAGTTTTACGGTGTAAATGTTCCACCATTGATGCATCACTTTCATTATTGTCATTCAAGCTTGCGATATGTAAAAGTAGAAAATAACAAAATTCCTGAAATGAAACCATTAATAAAACAAGGATTGAAAATATATTCAGAAAAAGAATTAAAAAAGATAGCCAAAGAAACTAACAATATAGTTAATAAATATACTAATAATAAAAGTAAATGGAGTGGTAAATTAATTATAGACAATAAAAGACCAAGTGGAAAATTATGGAATTGCAACATTAGAGTAAGCAATGAAACAGCGCCACATATTTTATTACATGAACAATTACATGCGCATTCGATAAGTTACTACAATAAAGATATATATAATAAATATGCTAATATAGAAGAAGCATCAGTACAATTATATGCACAAGAAATAAGTAAAAAAGAAGGAATACATATAATTTCATCAGCATATGACGAAAATGTTGATATTTTAAAAGAAATAAATAAGAAAACAGGAATTGCAAAAACAGATTTTGAATTTGCAAAAATATTATTTGAAAAGCCTGTAGATCAAAGAATAGACTTTCTAGAAGATAAAATACATGATATAATGCAAACAAGTAGCATTGAAGATTATATTGAGTTAAATAGTTTATTAGATAAATTTAGGGGGCAATTATGAAATATGTAGATGAATTGATAGAAAAAACAAAAGTAACTAATAAAAGTGGAGAATATTGGGTTGAACTTTATGAAGAAATAATGAACTTTCTAGATGGAGATTATTTAAAAGAAGATAAAAAGAAATTAAAACAAAAAGGCATGATAGAAAAAGTAGGAATGCTTTATGAAGGATATAAAGATGAAGTGAAAAATAAATAAAAATGTACGATTATGTACGATTTTTAGATGGTATAATTGTATTAAGGTAAAAAGTAAGAAATAAGCAAGCATTTACTAACGAGTAAGTGCTTGTTATTTTTTTGCAAATTAAGGGCCAAGTCGACAGGCTCTTATTTTTATGCCTTTTTTTCTGGGATAGGCAAAAAAGAATAACAGAAAAAATAAGAAAAATAAGCAACAATTGGGCTAAAAGAACAATTGGGGTTGGAGGAAAAAATGGAAGATGAAGATCAAACACAAAATCAAGGTGGAAACGAAGCAATAAATAATAATGCTACGAATACTAACCAAAATGAACAAACTTTTGATGAGATTTTGGAGCAAAACAAGGGATATCAAGCAGAATTCGATAGAAGAATTAATCAAGCTCTTCAAACAAGAGAAAAGAAATTAAAAGAACAATGGAAATTGGAACAAGATTCTGCAAAAACTGAAGCTGAAAAATTAGCACAAATGACCGAAAAACAAAAATTTGAATATCAAATGAAAAAACAAGAAGAAAAAAATAAAGAGCTAGAAAGAAAATTAAATGCGCGAGATTTAAGAGATGAAGGGTTAAAAATTGCAACTACAAAAGAAACTGCATTTGATCCAGAATTTTTAAATCTATTTAGTTTTGAAAATATGACAGCTGATGAATTACAAACAAAAACAAAGCTTATAAAAGCGATTCAAGACAGAATTGTTGAAAAAACTATAAGCGAGTGGTCAAAGGAAAAAAATCCATATAATCCAAAGTCAAATAATCCTGGAACAAATAATCAAGTTTCAGAAACTTTTAAAAATGATTAAGAAAGAGAGGAAATAAAAAATGGCAACTTATAACTATGCTGAAAAATTTGAAAGAGATTTACAACAAAAGTATGCAAGAAAGTCAACATCGGATAGTTTATTTAAATCTAATCCGAACGTAAAATTTATAAATGCACAAACAATAAAATTACCTAATATTACAATAAGTGGGTACAAGGATCATAATAGAGAAAATCTTGGATTCAATGCCGGAACTATATCAAATGATTGGGAACCAAAGAAATTAGAACATGATAGAGATATCGAATTATATATCGATCCTATGGATGTAGACGAAACAAACTTAACTGTTGAAATGGCAAATGTAACAAATACATTTGAAAATGAACAAGTAATTCCAGAAACAGATGCTTATACATATTCAAAATTATATAGTGAAGCTGTAAAGTATAAAACTGATTCTGATACAGGCTCTAAGGTAGATACTACTGTTTTAACAAAAGCTAATATACTAGATTGGTTTGATGATAGAATGGCAGAAATGGATGATGCAGGTGTTCCAGAAGAAGGAAGAGAATTAAGAATTACATCATCAATGCTTAAATTATTGAAACAAGCTGATGGAATTCAAAGAACAATTGATGCTACAAAATCAAATAATATTGACAGAAGAGTACATTCAATTGATGATGTAACAATCATAAAAGTTCCATCTGGAAGATTTAAAACAAAATATAATTTCACAAATGGTTTTGTTCCAGATGCAGAAGCAAAACAAATCAATATTATGTTATGTCACCCATCTTGCCAAGTTTCAAGAAGAAAATATTCTTATATAAATGTATTTACACCAGGTCATGATTCAAGAACTGCTGATAAATACCTATATCAAAACAGAAAATTCTGGGATAGTTTTATTATAAAAAATAAAGCTTGTGGAATGGCAATTAATGTAGAGGCTTAGTGGCCTCTACAAATAATAAAATAATAGAGGTGGATAAAATGAAAGCTAAAAAAGAAAATAAAGTTTATGATGTAAATGAAACTACTAAAAGCAGATATTTAGCAGAAGGCTTTGACATTTATGATGATAACGGGAAAATTTTAGAAATGTCTGATAAAAAAACAATATCATATGAAGAATATGAAAAAGTTTTAAATGAAATTAAAGAATTAAAAGATTCAACAAAAGAAAATGAATTAGCATCTGACAATAAAAAATTAAAAAAAGAAAATAAAGAGTTAACAGAAAAATTAGAAGAAGCTAATAAAACAATTCAAGAATTAACAGAAAAGATTTCTGCTAAAGATAGCAATGAAAAGGAAGGAAAATAATTTTATGAATGTAGGAAAATTAAAAAATAAAACTACAGGTCAAATTTTAGTGCCAGCAAATATGCAAACAAAAGTAGATTTGCTTGCTACTGGAATTTATGAAGAATATATAGAAAAAATAGAAGAAAAGAAAAATACAGTCAAATCAAAAGAATAGATAAGAAGGTGCAATAGATGTTAGATACAGAAAATTTAAATAAAATAAAGAATGATTTAGGAGCTAATTTCAAAGACGATACAAAAGTATTAATTGATATTTTAGAAGAAGTGACTTCTATTGCAACTAATATATCACATCTAAAAGAAAATGATAAAAGGCTATTTCCATATATAAAAAGAGCAACTATAGCAATATATATTAGAAGAGGTTCAGAAGGAAAAACTTCTTTAACTGAAGGAAGTATATCAGAAACTTATACAGATATTATTCAAGAATTAAAAACAAATATTATTACTTGTGGTTTAAGGAGGATGAAATAATGCTTCTTAAAAATTTAAACGAAGTTTGGGTTTCAGAATATGATGATCATGCAGAAAAAATAAAAAAGTGGAAATTTAAAGCAATGAATACTAAGAGTAAAACAGCTTTTTTTAATATACAACAAGATATTAATGAATTAGATAGAAATAGTGCAGGAGAAGTCGATTATAGTATTTTAAAAGCAAGAACAACATCTGATTATCAAATAGTTAAAGGTAATGGTATTTCACTAACTTCAATCGAAAGGCTTGATAAATTTGAACCTGAATACATAGTAACAGATATGTTAAAAATAGGTATGACTGTATTGTATAAACTGGAGAAGAATAATGGGGTTTAGTTGTAAAATAAAAGTGAAAAACAATTTTAAAAAGATAGACAAGCTTTCTAGTAAAATTTTAAATGTAACTAAAGAGAGCGTTGAAGACATATTGCAAAATATACAAGTAACAGCCATAAAATTAGAAAGAGGACATAATTCTAATGGAATTTTAGCAGAGATTGTAGATTTTTCTAAGAAAGAAGTAAAAGGCAAGGTATATGCTAAACCAGAAGAATTTATGATACAAGATGGTGTTTCATATTTGTTTTTTGAATATTTTGGAACAGGTGCGTATGCAGAGCAACCTCATATTGGAAAGACTAAACACTTTAAAGAGTCTGGGTATACTGAATGGTATATTCCAGTAAAAAAGGTAAAAAGAACTTTAAATTATCCTATAGTAACAATAGGAGATTGTGATTTTTATGTTGCGACTGGAACTAAAGCAAATCATTTTTTGACAGATAGTGAATTTAAAACTAGGCAAGAAAATGTAGAAAATGTGAAAAGAAAAATAGAACAAATGCTGAAGGAGGTTACGAATGGTTGATTTAGGTTTGAAAAAGTTTTCAGATATAGTAAGTGAAAAGCTACAATTTTTGAATTATGAACAAACGCTATCGTATCCTACAACAGAGAGTGTTTTCCCTTGTATCGAACTACATACACCACTTAAAAGCGTGATGAAAAGATTTAATAACTTTCCAATCAAATCTATGTTTCAAATATCTATAACATGCTATAGTGATAGACAAAGAGACTGTATGAATATGACAGATGAAATTGATTCAGAATTAATGAAAATGAATTTTAAGAGGACTAATACAAGTCCAAGTATATTTAATGAAAAAACAAAGAAATATGGAATAATGGCAACATATGAAGTAATTTATAATGCTATTACCAATTCTTTTGAATAGGAGGAAAAATAAATGAGCGAAGGCGTAGAAAAAACACCAAATATTGCATTAAAAACAACTTTATGGATTGCAGATGATTTAACTAGCGAAAAAACTCAAATTGGTTGGATAGATGGTGAAGAAGGACTTCCAGCTTTAGAAGAAGCACCAGAGCAAATTACCAAAAAAGTGTTGGACCAAGATACAGAAATAGCAGTTCCAGGCATAAAAAAATCAAGTCAAATTGAAGTCCCTGTTATATACACAGAAAAACAGCATAAAGCTTTGAAAGAAAAAGAAAGAAGAGATTTATACATTTTTGAAAAATATCCAGAAGAAACTGCTGAAGAGTCAGGAAAACCATTAGTAAAGTATTTTAAAGGTAGTTATGTAATTATAGATGATGCTAAAAAAGCAGAAGATTTTATTATGGATAAAATGGTTATATACAGAACTGGTTCCGTACAAGAAAATGCAGGATTTCCAACTGCTGTATAAAGATAAAAAATAAAGGATAAAAATAGCGAGTGGTTTAACTACATCGCTATTTTTTTATATGGAGGAAAAAATGGAATTATCTACACAAAATAGAACATTAATCTTGAAATATAAAACAAGAAGAATTGTATCAATTACACAAGAAATGAAAATAAAGAATTTTGAAGAACTTTATTTTAACGCAATGTCAGAAAATTCAATTGAAGCGTTAGCAAAAATAATTTATATTTTTGGCGAAGATAAAAATAGTGGATTGACTGAAAAAAATAATTTTCCAAAACTTGAAGATGTTTATGATTTTATTGATTCATATATGGAAGAAAATAAAAAAACATATGCAGAAATGTTTAAAGAGATTGCTGAGGATATAAATGAAATGGGTTTTTTCAATTCGAAGATGACAACAGAGGAATTAGAGAAGAAAATATCTTCACACATATCAGTCGACATCGACAAAATTATAAGTCAATCAGCAGAAAAAGCAATAGCAGCATTTGCCGAAAACGAGATACAGATATCAAAAGGTTAGAGGATATTGTCAATAATGTAAAATTGTCAAGAACTTTGGAAGAAAGAATCTTTGCTTATGAAAATTTAGCTTATTATAGCGGGATGAAACCTGCTGAATTTTGGGATTGTGATTATAGAGAAGTAGTCAGGTATTGCAATATGACTTCGTTGAGATATATGGAAAATTTTAAAGAGCAGATTTTAATAGAAGAAGCTGTAACTGATAAATTAATAAGGGCCGATGCCTTAGTTAATGAAAAACCAAAGTTCCTTTCTCTAATAAAAAAATTTAAACATATTTTTGAAGATTAAATTTAGAAGAAAGGAGGGAATATATGACAGTAGAAGAAATTGAAATTATTGTAACAGCTAAAGTAACAGAAGCTTTAACTGAATTGAGTAAATTAAAACCTAAAATATCTCAAATTATGAATCAAGCTCAAAACGAAATTAGTAAAGTTGATTTTGAAACAATAAGTAAAAAAGCATCCAGTGTTCAAAAAGATATTAAAGAAGTATTTGATGTAAATGATACTAGTAATATAAGTATAAAAGTAAATGGCAAAGATATAGATGTTTATGAAAAAGAAGTAAGAGAAGCATCTGCAAAGATAAAAGAAGCTATAGAAGATATTACACAAGAACCATTAAAAAAGGTTGGATATAAAGCTTATGATACCAATGCAATCAATGATTTTGTTAATAATTATGAGACAGAAGATGAAAAAAAGAAAAGAGAAAAATCTGATCAAGGATTAAAAAATCTTAAGGTTAGTGAACAAGCTAATCCAGATAGATTAACAGCTTTAAGAAATAAATTAATTGAAGCAAGAAATAAAACATTAGATGTAGATAAAAATTTAAAAGATAGTATTTTTAATAAAATTGGTACAAATGGTCAAAATGTAGAATCAAAGGAAACTGAAAAAATTGAACCTAAACAAAGTTTGTTTAGCAAAATGGGTTCAGGTATAGAAAATGCTGGAAGTAAGATAGATGGTGCTTTAGGAAAAATACAAAAAGTTAAAAATCTGTTGAATAAGAAAAGTTCAACAGATTTATTTTCTGGGATAAAAAGTGGAATAAATCAAGTAATAAAATATGGAGCTGCTTTATTTTCATTAAGAAGTATTTATTCTACCTTGGGTGGAGCAGCATCATCATGGTTAGGTAGTCAAAATTCTGCGGCTCAACAGGCCTCTGCAAATATTAATTATATGAAATATGCTCTAGGAAGTACTTTTGCACCAATCATTCAAAATGCTATTAATATGGTTTATCAATTAATGAAAGCCTTTCAATCAGTAGTATATGCAATGACTGGAATTAACATTTTTGCTAAAGCAACAGCTTCATCAATGAAGAATACGGCCGGCAGTGCTAATAAAGCTAGTAAATCTTTATCAAGTGTACATAGTGAAATAAATAATGTTTCTACAAGTTCAAATTCAGGTGGTGGTAGTGCATCTCCAAGTTTAGATTTATCAAAAGTTGATAAAACACCAAATTCATTAATTGATGCTATAAAGAATGGTGATTGGTCCTCTGTTGGAGGCATTATTGGAGAAAAGTTAAATTCAGCTTTATCAAGTATACCATGGGATAAAATACAAAATACTGCAAGAAGTATAGGTACTAATATAGCTAAATTCTTAAATGGATTTATAGGTAAAACTGATTGGAATTTAGTAGGAAACACATTTGCACAAGGTTTAAATACAGCAATATATGGAGCTTATTCATTTTTAAGCAATTTTGATTTTAAACAATTTGGAAATGCAATATCACAAGGAATAAATGGTTTTATTAATAATGTCGACTGGTCCATTTTAGCTTCTACTATTTCGTTAAGAGTAATAGGTTGTTTTAATGCTTTAACAGCTTTTATATCTACATTAGATACACAAGCTATTTGGAATGCAATTGTTGAATTTGTAGGATCAATTGATTGGAATGGAATTATTGATAGTGCATTAGAATTTTTTGCAACAGCATGCTATTCTGCAGTAAAACTTGGAATGATAATAGGGAACTGGATTGGAGAACAAGCTTTAAAAGCAAGAGATTTTTTTGCAGATAAAATCAAAGAAGCTGGTGGTGATGTAGGTCGAGGTATTTTAAATGGTATTTTAGAGGTTATAACTAGCATAGAATATTGGATTAAAGATCATATTTTTCAGCCATTTATTAATGGTTTTAAAAATGTATTTGGAATTCATTCACCTTCAACAGTTATGGCTGAAATGGGTAATTATATAATGCAAGGTTTACTAAATGGTATAAGTGCATTGGTTTTTAAAGTTCAAAATATATGGGATAACATTAAGCAAAAATTTAAAGATGGAGCTAAAGAAGCATGGAATGCGATGACAAGTGTATTTGGAAATGTGAAAGAATGGTTTCAAGATAAATTCTCTTCAGCTTGGACAGCTGTAAAAGATGTATTTTCATCTGGAGGAGCTGTATTTGGTGGAATAAAGGAAGGAATTGAAAGTACTTTTAAAACAATTGTTAATGGATTAATTGATGGAATAAACAAAGTTGTATCAATACCATTTAGTGGAATAAATAAAGCTTTATCAAAAATTAGAGATGTAAATATAGCAGGGATATCTCCATTTAAAAATTTAATCACGACTATAAGTGTTCCATCACTACCTCATTTAAGAACAGGAAATGTTGCTTATGAAAAAACATTGGCTGTTTTTGGAGAATATTCAAACGCTAAAAGCAATCCAGAAATTACAGCACCAAGAAATGTTTTAAAAGAAGTTTTTGATGATTCTTTATCTGCTCATAATTTTAATAATCAGCAGTCAAATAATTTAGGTGGTTTAAAAAATTTAATTATTAAATTTGGCAGTATGAATGTTGCTTTAGAAATTGAAGAATTATTACGAGAAGCTAGAAGACAAAATGGAACAGCAACAGTAAATTTATAAATATAAAGGAGATAAGCAATGCTTTGGAAAAGACATGAAAGTGACCAAGATTTACCAACACCATCTACTTATAGTGCAGAAATAATAGATACAGATAATGATAGTTATTCATCTGCAGTAACTGGAGAATTGATTGATAATCCAATTGCAGTTGGAATGCTTAAACTTTCTATGAGTTGGGACTTTAATTCAGAAGTTGAATCAGAAGAACTAATTGCTACAACATACATAAATCCATTGCCATTAGATATAAAAATTCCAGTTGTGAAGGGTGGATTTCTAAAAAATGCTTTATTTAGAGTTTCAAATCGAAAAGTAGAAATGATAACTACAGAAAAGGGGAAATCAACCGAAAAAACTATTTGGAAAACATCTTTTAATTTAATGCAAAAGAAATTGACAGAAGAACAAAAAGAAGCAGTGAGGGAGGCTAATAGTTAATGTATGAAGTTTCAAATAATTATCTATCAAAAATATATAATGCAAATATAAAACATTTGTTAACAGTATATATTGATGGAGAAAAAGTAGATGAAAAATACATTGGAGGCTGTTCGCCTTCTCATTATTTATTTACAGATAATGTATTAAAAGCAGGTTCTGTTACATCAATGGGAATTGATTTAGAATTGCATAGAAATGCAATTTTAAATAAGAAAATTAGCAAAGTATATATAGAAACTGGAATTGATGGTGAAATAATACCTGTAGGAATTTTTAATTTAGATAAAATTGCAGAAGTAAATAAAACGCATGTAAAAATGTCTTTATATGACAATATGATTAAATTTGAATCAAAAATCGATGTTACAAATATAAAGAAAAAAATTGATGAAAATTCATATATAACTTTAGGAGATTTATTATTAGAAATATGTAATCAAGCTAATGTGGAATGTGGTTCTAAAAATTTTGATGGATATGATAAACAAGTAACAAATTATGATAATAGTATTTCTCTACGTGAAGTATTGAGTTACATTGCCGAGCAAGCTGGTGGCTTTGCTACTATTGGGAGAGATGGAAAAATCTATATAAGGAACTTTGGAGAAAGTGTAATAGAATTACCTTTAAAATATTTTAAAGATTTTAAATGGGGAGAAAAAATTACTTATAGTAGAGTAAATTATCAAGATGGAACTAGAGTTTTTGAAAAAGGTGATTTAACTAATAGTACATTATTTTTAAATCCAGAAAATTTATATATTGTTGATCAAAGTCAAATTGATAATATTTTTAATAAATTTAAAGATTTCGAATTGTATGGTTTTACAGGTACTTCAATAATAGATCCAGCAATTGATGTTGGTGATATTTTAATAATAGATGGAAAGAAAGTATTGTATCAAGGATCGAAAGTTTATGCTGGTAAATGGCAAACTACAATTTCTAGTAATTTGCAGTTAAAAAGTCAACAAGAAAATACTACACAAAGGATATCTCAAAAGGTAATTAATAGAATTGTAAAAAGTTCTATTGATCAAGTAAAAGGACTTATTTTATTACAAGCTAGTGAAATCGATGAAAATAGTTCAAAAATTGCGAAATTAACTTTATCATCAGAAACTTTTGAATTAAATCTAAAAAAGAAACTAGATAAAACAGCTTTAATAACAGAAATTAATGCGTCTGCAGAAAAAATTGAAATGAAATCAAATAGAATTTCTATTGCTAGTAATTATTTTACGTTGTCTGTAGAGGGAAAAATAACAGCAAAAGAAGGTAGTATTGCTGGAATTAATTTTAATAATCAAGGTCTATTTTACTCTGGTAAAAGTGCAAATGATGGTTTCGGATTATGGAAGAATGGAGTACATTCAAGTGAAGGTAGCTACATTATATTTCATGCTGGTGCTAATAATAACAATATTGGTTCTGCGAACTTTCGAGTGTATCAGAATGGAACAGTTTATGCAAGTTTATTGAAAATTGTCTCTAATAAAACAACTGCGACTGGAATTGAAATTACTGGTACAGAGCCATTTGTTGATTTTAAAGCTAAAAACAGTTCTTCATATACAACAAGAATCATTGACTATGGTAATCAGTTAATTATTGCTTCTGATTCTGATTTGACAATAGCAAACAGAGGAAATTCTGCTTGGCGAAGTTTACGTTGTTCAAGAGTTTATTTGGAAAATGATAACAATTTTGTATGGAGTTCTGACAATAGCATATACATATCCACAGGTGGAAATGTGAATTTTACGAATCAAAACAATAATGGATATATTAGTTTATTTGCAGGCAGGTATCATATCGACGGTAGTTCAGTCTTAGTCTGGCAAACTAATGGTCAAATGTTATTATCATCATCAACTGGTGTAAGTGTTGTAACAACTAATAATAGTGCTTATTTACCAATTCTAGCTAGTGCTTTTACCAAAAATTCTTCTCGAAGATATAAAGAGAATATAGTAGACATGACTGAAGAGAGAGCTAATAAAATTTTAGATTTAGAGACAAAAGTCTTTGATTACAATGAAGAAAGTAAAATGAATGCTAAAAATGTTTCGGGTTTAATTGCTGAAGAAGTCGAAAATATCATACCTGAAGTAGTAGTATATAGAAAAATCGATGGAATTAAAGTACCCGATTCAATAGATTATACGAGTTTCATTCCTTATTTAATAAAGGAAGTTCAAATATTAAATAAAAAGCTAAAAAAATTAGAAGGGAGACAATAAAAAGTGATTTATGAAATTTTTATTCAGGAAAATCGTAATGTTATTTCAAATGAATTGCTTCGTGGAGTTCAGGGTGAAGTAAATGCAATGATTTTAAAATTTAAGTTTCCGGCCCGAATAGCAACTTTAAATACTTCAGACTTAAATAAATACATTATTTTTAAGTATAGTGGTGAAGATGGTTCTACAAAAATTACGGATCCACTTTCAATTATAAATGATGAATTTGAAATTCCAGGAGAATTGACAGGACAAGCATCATTAGAAGCAGAAGTTTTGATAAAGAAAGATAATGTCTTATTATTCAAATCAGCGATTTTTGAAATCTTATTAGATGAAAGTTTACCTATTGAATTACATTTGAATTTTGATGATTTAGATGTTTTAAACACATTAATTGATCAATATAAAGAAATGCTGAAAAATGGATCAACAGAAATTGAGAAATTAAAAACATCAATAATAGATTTAACTAATTCTATTCAGACAGAAGAAGATTCTAGAATAGAAGCTGAAAATATAAGAAAACAACATGAAGAAGAGAGAGTTAAAAAATACAAAGAGATTATTGAGCAGATTAAGGATATGACTGAAAGTTATAATTCCAATGCTACAGAAAAGTTAAACGAGTTTAATGAGAACGCGATTAGAAAAGAAAATGTGCTTAATGATTTAGCAAGTGAAATCGAAAAGTTTTCGAGATCAGCTTCAGAAAATGCAAAACAAGCTTCAAAAAGTGCTGAAGATTCTTTAATTATAGCTCAAAATTCGAAAAAAGAATTAAGTGAAACTGTAAATCAATCTTTAAAAACAATTGATTTGTCTACTGAAGAAGCTAAAAAGAGCTTAAGCGCTTATGAAACAGCAAAAGAGTTAAATTTTGAAAATTTTTATAATGAGAAAGCTGAAGAACTAGAAAATAAGAAAACAACATCTTTAGGAGAAATAGAAACTGCAAAAGAAGAGGCAACTAAATCAATTGATTCAACAAAAAATAGTGCGATAACTGAGTTTGATAATAATGCGACTTCGTATGAAAAAAAGCATGTATTTTATAGGCTAAATGTTAACGAAAATTTGAAATTAGGCTCGGAAATTGAATTAGAAACAAATTATACGGTCGGAAATAATTCACTTGAAATTTTTTATTGTGGCGAAAGATTAGTTAAAAATACGGATACTATAGAAGGTAGTTATGAAGAAATTGGTAATTCAGGAACTTCTAGTAATAAAGTGAAAATCTTATTTGATGTACCAAAATCAAATTTGTTTCCAAGATTTTTTGACTTTGTAATAAGAGGTGGTGATTCAAATGCTTAAAGAAAAAGAATTGGAATTATTAGAAACTTTAAAATTAGCGAATGACATGAATTTGAAAAAATTTAGAGATTTACAATCAAATCAAATTTATGGAGAGATTGAAGGAAAAGAAATAAAAATAAAAGATGCTTCAGGTGGACATTGTGAATTGAATTATATTGCTGGAGGTATGAAACAAGCTGTAAGGCAAGGCTATAACAAATTGGTTTATCCATTTATTGATTCAAGTAAAACAAATAATGGAGTGACTTTTTCTGATTTAGGAAATGGAATTGTAGTTGCTAACGGAAATGCTACAGCAGATGCATATTTTAATTTGAGTAGGCCTACAATTCAACCTGGTGCGTATTTATATACAATAGATGTAATTGGAAGTACAACAACATTTTATGCTAAATTTGGAACACAGATTATAACGAATAAAGCAACACTAAATATTTCAGAAGAATTTACACCGACTGAATCTTATCTTTGTGTTAAAAAGGGAACAAGTGTAAAGAATTTAATTTTTAAACCGATGTTAATTGAAGATACAATAGAAAAATCTTTTGAGCAATATGGAAAAATGCCTTCTTTAGATTATCCGAGTGAAATTGAAGGAACGGAAGCTTATAACAAGTTTTACGTAGTAAATTCTAAAACAGAAGAGGCTGGAATAAAAGTAAAAAAAATTAATGGATCAAGTCTTACTTTTACTGGAACAACAAATGGTGTTTTCTATTATGAATTAATGAATTTTAATAGTTTAGTGTTAAGTAAGAAAATGTATTTTAAAAAATTTGGAAATTTTACTGGTGGTAAAGTATTAATATCTTATATAAAAAATGGAGAAACAAGTATTTCTTATCACAATTTGGATTGGGAAACTAATAAAGACAAATCTTTTGAAGTAGGAACTACTATAATTGCTCTTTACATACAGCAACCAGAATCAAATATAAAAATAGAAGGAAAATTAGAGATTTTATATACAGAATATGAAAATAAAGATAAAGAATTTTTACCATATAATGTAGTTCAAACTGAAATAAGAAATAAAAATCACTTTGATATAGGTAGTAATAATAACGAGTGGAGTTCTTTTTCAGACAATGGAAGTAAATTAACAAATTTATTTGGTATTCCAAGTACAGTAGATATGACTATTTTAAATGATAAAGTGTCCATAGACAGATATGATACAAAAAATTATATGTGGATTGGTAAAAGAATTTTTATAGAAAAGAATACTGATTATATTATAACTAGAAAGCATTCGTTACCTATGGAAATACGAGGATTTTATACACTTAATATAAATTCAGCTGGTACTAAAATTACAGTTTCAAATCAAGAATTTAATAGTGGTGATTTTCCTTATTATTTCGTAGTATTTTATCCAAAAGAATCTGGAGAATATATAGAAGATTTTCAAATTATAGAAAAATCTGCTGATTTAAATTATATAAAACATCAAAATCAGAAATATCAATTATCATTAGGAGATAGAATTTTATACGGAGATGATAATTCAAGAGATTATTTTGACGTTGAAATTGATAAGGAATTATACAATAAAACAGGTTACAAAAAAATATCAAACTTAAAGTTAGTTAAAAATTGGACTAAATATGTATTTAAGGGAGAAGAAAAAATATTTTTTTCAATTGTCCAAGGTGATTATTTTTTAGCACAATATAAATTTCCATTACAAAAAAGAGAAACATTAGTATATTCAAATAAATTTGTTTATAAGACTATATGGGGGATAGCTAATAGTAGAGAGGGGATAAATTCTGCATATAATGAAGATTCTATAATACAAATGAAAGTATTATCTTCGAGATTACCTGAGGTAAGTAATAATGGATTTCAACAATTTTTAAAAGAAAAAAATATATATGTTATTTATCAATTAAATGTTCCAGAAGAGGAATTAATTGTAGATTCTTTATTAATATCTCAAATTGAAGAAATGATAAACAATATAGAAGTATATGAGGAAGAAACTAATATAAATTCGGATTGCTATTTAAAATTAAAATATTGTAAAAGTTTACAGAAATATATTGAAAATAAAATAAAGGAGGTATCATTGAATGAATAAATCTCGAAAGCCTTGCGACTGTACACACACACACACACACACTAGTATTTGTTTAAAAGAAGAAAAGAGGTGGTTTTTATATGAATAAAACGCCTCTTATTGAAAATTTACTAGAACTTATTGAAAAAAATCAATTTCAAAAAATTAATAAATTATTAATAAGTAATTATAAAAAATCATCTGCAGAAGGATCATTCTTGAATTTAAAAAATACTGCAGAATTGCCATTAGATTTGAAAATTTGTGTAAATCATTTTCAAGAAAAAAGAAATGGTTATAATCTTTTAGAATCAAAAATGGCAACAACGACTGCTCCTGCTCAAGGAGTTTCTGTTACAAATAC